GACCAATGAGAACGTATCCAGCATAAACCAGAAAGTTGAAAAGGTGGATAGCCGTGTGGATGATATGGAGCGTGCCCCGGGAAAAGAATGGAGCAACGCAAAAAGAACACTATTTAATACTGCAGTAGGAGCAATCATTACATTCCTGATTACAGGACTGATCTTTGCGGCAGTCCAGGCATTTTAAGAAAGAGAGGATAACATTATGGATTTATCATTTTTATTGCAACTCGTAGACCCTATTATTTTGGGCATCTGTCTGTTGACGGGTTATGTGCTTAAGGAAGCATTTGACAAGTTTCCGAACAAGTTTATTCCGTTGGCATCATTGAGCATGGGAACCATCATTGCGATTATCATTCACCTGCAGGCGGGTATCAATGCAGAGGTTGTGCTGGGCGGTATGATCTCCGGGCTGGCGGCCACCGGTATGTACGAGCTACTGCGGAACCTGTTGGATTTTGACGGAAAGAAGGAGGAATAAGCCATGATGAAAGGCATTGACGTAGCAAAATGGAACGGAGTTATCGACTGGGCGAAGGTGAAAAAGGCAGGGGTAGAGTTTGCCGTACTGAAAGTCATCGATAAATCCAATAAAACAGAGTCGTCTTTTGTCAGAAACTATGCGGGAGCAGCTGCACAGGGACTGCCCATTGATGTCTACAATTATCTGTACACCATAACAGAGACGGCAGCGAGGGCAGCGGCCAAAGCAGTGGTAAACACACTCGCCGGTAGAAAGGTCGGCAAGGTGTGGGCGGATGCTGAGGATACCTGTCTCAAAAACAAAGGTATCAAACTGATCAGAATTTTGAATGCCTATAAGGAAGTGATCGAGGCAGCAGGCTATGAGTTTGGGGTGTATACCGGATTGTCTTTCTACAACAGTTATATCAAGCCATATAAAGAATATATTGACTGTGATTTTTGGATTGCAAGGTATCCGTCTACGAAGGATATGACAATTGCTATGGATCCACCTGCATCCAAAAAACCGGCCATCTGTCATAATCTTTGGGGCTGGCAGCACTCTAGCCGTGGCAGAGTGCCTGGCATCGGCGGATATGTAGATCTGGATATCTGCTATACAAAGGCTGACAGCAATGGTACCATGCAGTCCACCACGGTATATTATCCCAGATACACCGGCACATCTGCATCCATCGTGGCTGCGCTTAATGCTGTCGGGGTAAACTCCAGCTACGCAACGAGGAAGTCGATTGCAAAAGAAAACGGTATTACTGGTTATGTCGGATCCGCAAGGCAGAATACCCAGATGCTGACACTGCTGAAAAACGGGAAACTTAAAAGAATCTGATTGACGGAATAATGATTAGGGGATATTATAATAATATCTCTCTTTCTTAAAAAAGAATAAGGTGAAGAGACGGAGAACATGAAGGGGTGTTCTCCGTTTTTTTACGTTAAATGGCAATTTAAATGGTTTGAAATTTGCATCAATATCAACATCTGTTACTCTATTAGTGGCGAATAAACAGTCCTTTTTAGGCTCCTTGTCTGACTTTGGATTGCCAAACAATGCAAATGTATTTGGGGTGTTTGCAAATTGTGATTGGGCAGTTAGTGTAAGATTTGCAAGTAATAGCAAGTTTTATGCATATCAAATTGCAAATGTTAGCAATGATGCAACATTTATATTAAATTTTGTTGTGGCATATAAATAATTAATTAATCCAAGGTATTGGGCTGCTTCTTCAAATAAATCTCAATCTGACAAATATGAGAAACTGGCAGAATAATACCGTTCCGTTGATGGGTTTAATATTATCGTACCATTAGATTTATTAATATAAATATTATGATTGTTGCCGCTTGTACCACCTGTTGCATTTGCTCTAACATACGCATTTTTAGGGTAATATGTCTTTGCAATATTGGTAATGATTAATGATCCGCTAGACTGCTCAGATGTAATTTGTACGCCTATTGTGACAAATACCCTGTTACCAATTTTGGAAATGCTATTATCGGAACTCCACGATACACAATTTACTAAAGTCAAATCGGCATCTTGGTTTAACTTGCCATTTACGGAGGGAATATATAATAAGAAATAACTCTATGCAACATGAAATGCAACATGAAATAGAAAAACCCTTGAAAAATCAAGGGTTTTAAAGAGCGCGAGACGGGGATCGAAGCCTTTTCCCCCGTTGCAAGGGTTTTCCAACGGCTTGCCCGTGGAAACCTTGCAACGGGGAGAGGTCGATCCGTCCGCTTCACTGGCTATTATGTTTCTCTCCTGCCAAAAGTTGGGGAGCCGCCGTAGGCGGCAGTATTACCCCCAACTTTTGAGACATGAGACATTGTACCATAACCCCCTTATATTGTCTATGTTTCTTCATGTCTCACTTGTTTTGTAACTTTTGAGACATGAGACATAAGGGGTTTATATATGGGAAAAAGGAAAACAGATATTGATAATGTACAAAAATTAAGACGTTGGCAGATTACCATTAACAATCCTATCGATAAGGGTTGGACGCACGAATCTTTGAAGAGTGTACTTCAAGAAATGAGTGTTGTTTACTGGTGTATGGCTGATGAACAAGCTTCTACTTTTCATACGCATATCTATGTTGTATTCAAAAATCAAGTTCGATTAGAAACCATGTGCAATAAGTTTAAAGGTGGTCATTTTGATGTTTGTGAGGGTAATTCTCGGCAAAATCGTGATTATGTTTTCAAAGAGGGGAAGTGGTTGGATTCTGAAAAAGGAACTACTAATTTCCGTGATTCACATGAGGAATGGGGTGTTTTACCGGAAGAAAGTCAAGGCAGACGGGCGGATATGGCAGAGTTGTATGATCTCATAAAACAAGGGTGTTCTAACTATGAGATTCTTGAAACAAATCCCCGTTTTATTCTTCACATGGATAAGGTAGAACGGGCAAGACAGACTGTTAGGGAAGAAAAGTTTAAGGAATTATGGCGGTGGGTTGAAACTACTTATATTTGGGGAACTACCGGAGCAGGTAAAACCCGTAGTGTTATGGATGAATATGGTTATAGTAATGTTTATCGGGTTACTGATTATGAACATCCTTTTGATTCCTATAAAGGTCAAGATGTTCTTGTGTTTGAAGAGTTCCGCAGCAGTCTCCGTATAGATGATATGTTGAAATATTTAGACGGTTATCCGTTAGAACTTCCTGCACGATATATGAACCGTGTTGCATGCTTTACAAAAATATTCATTATATCAAACATTGATATACGTAACCAGTATCCAAATATACAGAAAGAGGAAAAGGAGACCTGGAATGCTTTTTTACGGAGAATAAAAACCGTGAAAGTATACATAAATGATACTGTTCGTGAAATGCCCTTAGATACATATTTGAAATATGAGTATCCTTTTTTAATAAACACTCCTTTTGATAGTGAGGTGGTGCAATGAAAAATTGTGATTTGTTTGTATGTCGATATGTGGATTCTTGTATTGTGGGTGTTAGCTGTGAAAATGGTATGTATCCGGTATGTAAGTTTCAATTATGTCATGTGTGCTGTTTTAAAGATAAGTGCAAGAAAAAAGAAAATATTTTATTACAGAAAGAGGGAAAATGATTATGTTTAATTGTGATAGCTATACTGGTGTAACTTGTGTTGATGGTGGTTGTCCGGATGCTCTTGCGGAAGAATACTCTGATTATGGTTATACTCATACAGATTGTTCCGAGTGTGCTTATTATAGAGGATGCAAGGATTGTTATTTTAATCGTGAATCACGTTGTGCTGTATATGATAAGGATATTCAGTGGGTATTGACGATTGAAGAGAAGAAACTGCTTGAAAGTGTATATTCAAAAGAAAGTGAGGAATTTTATGAGTGATTTTGAGTATTATAACGATTTAGATTCACACCCGTTTTCAGGACTGTTGAAGCTGTCAATACCGTTTAATGTAAAGGTAAAAAATGATGAATATATAGAAAGATTTTTTAATGGTACACCAAATTATGGACAAGTAAAAGATGTTACTATTGGTAAGGTTTATACAATTTATGCAGTACAGGGATATGGAGATGTTGCGGACTTTATTTTTATTAATGATGTTGGTATAGAGACAAGATTGGGAAGTTTCTTTTTTGAAGATGTTGTAAAGGACTGTTGATTTTCAACAGTTCTTTTTTTATGAAAGTGTATTTTCAAGACTTTGTGCATAGTGTATATATATTTAAGTACACTTTGTGCATAGTGCGAATATACACCATGTGCATAGTGTGCTATCATATAAGAGTAAGGAAGATTGAAAGTGCACAATCAATCAGAATCAAGGGTTAAGGAAAGAGGTAAATAATATGGATATTTTTATTAAGGAGTACAACGCAAAAGTTAAGACTTTAGAGTTTGTTAAGAAAGCGTATGGAAAATGTAATTTTGGTTCGGTTGATTCAAGTTATCAGTATTTACTGGGTTATGCAAATGCTTTATATGATTGTGGTCTGATTACTTCTATTGATTTGCAAAAAGCTTTTGATATATCGGAAAAGTTGTTTGAAGAATTTAAGTAATTGATGTAGCTGTCCTATCGGCTTGACGGGGATTAAAAAGGAGAAAGAGACTATGAAAGAATTAGTAAAAATCAGTCGTGTAAGTGGTATGTTAGAAAAAATGTATCGGCAGCTTAATCAAGATAAATTCAACGGAGAACTTGAAGATCCTATTATTACAATTCAATCTACACCGAGGGCATACGGACATGTTACTTGTGGTAAGGTATGGAAAAGCAAGGACGTTGCACGATATGAGTTAAATATAGGCGCAGGCACTTTAGATAGACCTATTGAAAATGTAGTTTCAACATTATTGCATGAAATGGTACATATCTATCATTTGATGAATAATATACAAGATTGTTCCCGTGGTGGTACATATCACAACCGGAAATTCAAAGAAAAAGCAGAAAGTGTTGGATTGATTATAAATAAAGATTCCCGTATTGGTTGGAGCCTTACAGAACCCAGTGAAGAATTGATTGAATATATCATTTCACAAGGTTGGACGGATATATTAATTAACAGACAAGAAAGTATAAGGATAGGTGGTGTATCCGGTGGCAGTAGTGGTGATTCTTCTGGAAATAAACCACCCAAAAAGCCTAGTTCTACAAGAAAATATATTTGTCCATGTTGTGGTAACTCTGTAAGAGCCACAAAAGAAATTAATATAATATGCGGTGATTGTATGAAACAAATGGTAAAGGAAGAGTAAAACAAGCTCTTCCTTTTTTATGTGGTTTTGTCGTAGTATTGTGTCAAGTAAAATACTCTTTTTCGTGCACTTCGGAAAAGGAAGATTTTACTTGACGCAATACTTCCCCCGTATATCTGTACTCTTCAAACTGGTGTTCGTGGGGTCTGATAGACGCCCTTCTATCAGATCCCCTTGGT